TCCTCGAATCGTTCTACCGCATACTGGTACAGCCATGTATGGGCTTCTACATCGGGGTAACTGTCGTACCACTTCACATCATCTGCATAAAAGTTAATCCGATAGCATGAGAACGCACCCTCAGATACTTCAATCTGACATTCTTTTAGGGCTTCGGCTTCCAATCCACCTTTGAGCATGACTAGACTGATGAACTCGTTAAGGGTTGGTTTGTCCTCAAACGCTATTACATACGCCACTTCGCTTCTGTATCCCATATCAACTCCCGTTCTTCAGTCCGCCCATAAACCTACGGGGCATCGTTACGATTAGCCTGTCCTCATCCATACTTTGCAGTGTCACCTCGAATTCAGTCCAGCACAACACAACATAAGTTCTTTTTCCTATGCGTTTAATTTGTCCTGTGTTCATCCTACTAACTCCTCAAAGCAAGATGCCAATACATACAGGCTACCCAAAAAGAATGACCACATTGCACCCCATCCGAGATACGCTTTGGTTCTATCCCAGTCGTTCTCGCACCGCCAAATTGGGGTAGCGTAGTCAGCCCCTTTGCTTGCTTCATCCATGGATGACTTGGTTTTTTCTTTGTGCCATTCCATAAAGGTATCGCTACCTTCGTATGGTGTATCTCTACGGGTTACTTGTTTTACTTTGTTCATGTTGTCCTCTTTGGGTTAAGTTGTTTGAGCAGGGTCATGTCTGTTATGGCTATGTAATTGCTTTTGTTTAGTGGTGCGATGGTGAACTTACGCTCTTTAGCAATATCGTCACCGCAAGGTAGGCAGAACTTGTAGCCTAGCGCCCAACGCTTTAGGTGGACTTCATCACCGCAGTTGCGACAATGGTGTACTTGCTTCATATGTAATTCCTTTCATTGATACTGTTCGTCTTAACTTCTTTTCTCTGTGTTAGTAAAGTTACTAACAAGCAGAGGCTTGGCGATGAAAATAAAAACTTCTCCCATCTAACTACTATTATACGCTATCAATCTATCAAAGTCAAGTAAATGGTGGTTAGGTTTATTAAATAGTATTAAGAAGTATTTGTACCTATTGTTCTTTATTTGTTCTTTTATAGAGGTATATAGAATAAGGTTTGTACCTTTGTTCGGAATGTTCCTGCCTTTTTAGGGTGCTTGACTTTCAAAAAGAGTGCAAGAAGGACAGAGAGTTTTCTGTTTTTGTTTTGCCTGACTGTCAAAAATGTGGGTACAAAGCGAACATTACGAACATTACTTATAAATCAATGACTTAACTCCGAACAATACCAAGAACATTACCCCATAAAAAAACTACAATAGCAGGGTAAACACCTAGAAACTTTACGCTTGACAAAGCCAAAATAAACTGATAACCTGTGTACAGGTTATCACCCAGCAAATTAAAATTCGCCCTGTGTGGCACTCTGCTTTTAGTCACTGGCATCATGGATGTAACATTACATCTGAATAACTTTTCTAATTGCGCCGAGCCGAACTCACCCCATGTGGCACTCTGCTTCTAGTCACTGGCATCATTGGGTCAAGATGTTTGGGTGTAGCGTTACTACTGAAAAAGGGAAAGCCGAAACCACAAAATTTAGGCGAAAAAAAACCCCACCGAAGTGGGGTTGAATATTACTTAACTTGTTTTAATACAGCTAAGCTGTTAAGGGTTTCGAGGTCTTTAGTAAAACCCTCATAACCTTTTTTGCACTCTTTTAAGTACTTGATAGCTTGTTTAACCGATTTCAAAACCATTTGCTCTTTAGACTTAGGCTTAGCCTTACCTACCTTGCCAATGTTTGCTTCTCTAGTCTTAAGGGCTTTTTTGATATTGCCGATAATCGTAGGCACAGTCTTAGTCTTAAGCGTAGTCTGAACCGCCTGCATTTTAATGCTGAGGGTTTTAGGTTCGGCATTGTATAACTTAGCATCTTCAGGGTCAGCCGATACGATTAGCTGAATAATCTGATTACGCAAAGCCACAAGGCTTTTATCTTCATCGGTAGCACCGACGATATGATATGCCCTGAAACCATCGGCAAACAGGGAATCAACCAGTAAACCCTTAACCTCTGTTTCCTGATTGAATACCTTAGCGTAGCCGACTACTAGCTTTTTACTACTATCGCTAAGCGCTAAGTCATTAGCGACAGGCTTAGTATTAGCCAATGACTTAGCTACGTTGTCGATTGCGTTTACTGTATTTACTTTGCTCATTTTATTTCCTAACATAAATTATGTCGTAAGCGATATTGCCCCGATCCATAACTAAAGTTTACCTGAATATGGTATAGCACGTCAATAGATAATAGTATTTGATAGACTTTATTAGATGTAACGTTACATCTAAACGCAAAAATCCCCAAAAATCCGCCCAGCCAAAGCACGACCCCACCCCCCACTTTTTTCGCAATGGGACTCCGCAGCTACTAGGTTTGCTATTCCGCACACTCAATAACAAGTTTTCCTGTTTTTATGTAGGTACTTTTTTATAAATTAGTTCCGGCCCAAAGTGCATCTAATCCATAGAAACACCCCCCGTCACTCGTTTAAGTACCCCCCACATAAAAATTTTTTATATGTAAAAATCACGTTGTGGGGTAGAACAATTCGATTAATCATCGTTTCGGCTTCGCATACCACGTTTTGCCCCACACCACTTGTGCTTTAAAAATACTGCGCTATACTGCACGCATTAACATCTTTTAGTCTGGACATTAGGCAAGATGCAGTTACACGTTGAACCTGACCTATCTATACCGTTTCCTGACGACAACCCCGTCTTGGCTAACTTTATAGAGAAGGCACAAGCCGCCTGTAACACGGCAGAACTACTCGAATTGGACATGGAGCCAACCGAGCAGGACCTCTCTACCGCTGAAAAAGCCGTATATGCCGTAGCAGAAAACGAAGAAAAAGCCAATAAAAAGCTGGTCAAACAAGACCAAAAACCTGCTGTATATAAGAGCGTCAAGTCTATTTTGGATGAGTACAGCCTCCGAGTAGTGGACAACGCCATGCAGATTAGGCTGCTTGTTACTAATAAACTGATCCTAGATTCAGACTCACCAGACGACCGAACCAGGCTGCGAGCCTTGGAAATGCTGGGTAAGATCACCGACGTGGGCCTCTTTACAGAGAAGTCCGAGGTAACAATAACCCACCGATCTACCGAGGATCTTGTGTCCTCAATCAGATCTAAACTCCACAGACTCATGCACCCAGACGATGTGACCGACGTAAAAGCGGTTGAAGTCAACGGGGAAGCGATTGATGTCGATGCTGAACTGGGGCTGGACGAGAAACCTGACGACGGCATTAACGATGCGGACTTTGAAATAAAAAAAGATGAGTGAAGTCATCAGTCCACTAGAGTCCCTGACGGACACCGAGCTGGAGTTCCTGGCAAATAATCTGGATAAGTTCTCGGAAGAAGAAGCCGCTGAGCTCGAGATGGTGGCAGATGAGCTGGAGAAACGGGCTTGGGCTAAGGCGTCTCGGAATGACCTGATAGCCTTTTGTAAGAAAATGCAGCCTGACTATAAGGTTGGCAAGCACCACCGCATCTTGGCAGACCTGCTGATGGACATCGCAGAAGGCAGAGAAGACCGAGTTTGCGTCAACATACCCCCACGGCACGGTAAATCGCAGCTTGTATCTATTTACTTCCCTGCCTGGTTTTTAGGCAGACACCCCGATAAGAAGGTCCTGATGGTCTCCCACACCACGGACTTGGCGGTGGACTTTGGACGGAAAGTGAGGAACTTAATTGACACTCCTGCGTATAAACGGATATTCCCGACTGTCTCTTTGGCGGCGGATAACAAGTCTGCTGGTCGATGGAACACTAACGTTGGCGGTGAGTACTATGCTTGCGGTGTTGGCTCTGCCCTTGCTGGTCGCGGTGCTGACTTATTACTTGTTGATGATCCCCATAATGAGCAAGATATTATTAACGGCAACTTTGACGTCTTTGAAAAAGCGTATGAATGGTTTACGTATGGCGCTCGTACTCGCCTTATGCCTGGTGGTAGGGTCGCGATTATCCAAACGAGATGGCACCAAGACGATCTGACGGGTCGTGTAGTACGGGATATGACTCAGAATGATGAGGCTGACCAGTACGAAGTCGTAGAATTCCCTGCCATATTTAACGATGGGCTCCCAGATGAGCGGGCGCTCTGGCCTGAACAGTACACACTTGAAGCACTGCGTAGAACCAAGGCATCTATGCCTGTTTTCCAGTGGAACGCACAGTATCAGCAGAATCCCACGTCCGAAGAAGCCTCTGTAATCAAGCGAGAATGGTGGAAATGGTGGAAAAATGAGCTGCCACCCCAGTGTGAATACGTGATTATGAGCCTGGACGCCGCTGCAGAGACACATAACAGGGCTGACTTCACTGCATTAACGACATGGGGCGTGTTTTTTGACGACGAAACGGACGCACATGCGATTATTTTGCTCAATTCCATCAAAAAACGGGTGGAGTTTCCAGAATTAAAGACATTAGCGTGGCAGGAATGGGAAGAATGGCAGCCTGATGCGTTTATCGTGGAGAAAAAGTCTGCGGGTACTGCGCTGTATCAAGAATTACGGCGCACAGGAATGCCTGTTCAAGAATATACCCCCCATAGGGGTAGCGGAGATAAGCTCGCACGTTTAAACTCTGTAGCAGACATCATCAGATCAGGACTTGTATGGGTTCCAGAGACACGGTGGGCTGAAGAAGTGGTTGAAGAGATTGCGGGATTCCCGTTTATGAGTCATGATGACCTTGTAGACTCGACGGTAATGGCGCTAATGCGGTTTAGGCAGGGTGGATTCATTAGATTACCGAACGATGAACCCGACGAGATTCAATTATTTAGATCGAAAAAACGGTCTTATTACTAAGGAAGAATTATGGCAATAGATAAGGCACTCTACCAAGCTCCTATGGGTATTGAGGAAGCAGCGGCGATGGAAGAACCCCTTGACATCGAGATTGAGATCGAAGATCCAGAATCTGTACAGTTAAGTGTTGACGGAGTGCCAATTCTACGCATGGAAGAAGGCGAAGACGAAGATGACTTCAATGACAACCTTGCCGAACGCATGGATGAGGGTGAGTTAGCTGAGCTTGCTGGTGATTTGATTGGTGATTTTGATGCGGACATCTCATCCCGTAAAGACTGGATACAGACATACGTTGACGGCTTAGAGCTCCTTGGTTTGAAGATCGAAGAGCGTAGTGAGCCATGGGAAGGCGCTTGCGGTGTGTACCACCCACTCCTCTCCGAAGCCTTGGTGAAGTTCCAGGCAGAGACAATGATGTCAATATTCCCTGCAGCAGGGCCAGTAAAAACATTAATTATCGGTAAAGAGACACCTGAGAAAAAAGCAGCATCAGAGCGTGTTCGTGATGACATGAACTATCAGTTGACTGATGCGATGCCTGAGTACCGCCCTGAGACAGAGCGTATGTTATGGGGCTTGGGCCTTGCAGGTAACGCGTTTAAGAAGGTGTACTACGACCCAGCACTTGAGCGTCAAGTAGCACTTTACGTACCAGCAGAAGACGTGGTTGTGCCATACGGTGCATCGGATTTAGCGTCATCTCCACGGGTAACACACGTCATGCGTAAGACCGAGAACGAGCTGCGCAAGCTGCAAGTAAACGGGTTCTATCGCGATGTTGACTTGGGTGATCCAGTTAACTCACTTGATGAAGTAGAGAAGAAAATTGCAGAGAAGATGGGCTTCCGTGCATCTACGGATGATCGCTATAAGATTTTAGAAATGCACGTTGACCTTGATCTTCCTGGTTTTGAAGACAAGGATGAAGATGGTGAGCCGACAGGTGTTGCGCTGCCATACGTGGTAACTATTGAGCAGGGGACACAGAATGTTCTTTCGATTAGACGCAATTACCAGCCTGATGACAAGACTAAGCAGAAGCGTCAGCACTTTGTTCACTACGGATATATACCGGGTTTTGGTTTCTATTGTTTTGGTCTTATCCATCTTATCGGTGCTTATGCTAAATCTGGTACTTCCCTTATTCGCCAACTCGTTGAC